ATAATGACAACTTATGCTATTGGACTTACGCTTAAAACTGAAAGGGTTATTACAAAAAATGATATTATTACTATTTGTAAATTATTAAATAGTAAAGACGAATATTCTAATTTATGTGAATTCCAACCAGAAGGCATTACTGAAGGAGGAATATTATTTAAATTTAAAGATAATTTAGATAAAAAATGGTATAAATCAGTAAGATTATGTGTAGGTTCTGGAGAGAGTAAAGGAAAATGGTATTATATAAATGATAATTATTTATCTGAATGGACTGGAAATAATGATATTATATTTGATAAAAATAATAAATTTACTTTGTTTTTGAAAAGTTTTAATGGAGCACCGCTATTTACACTTGAAGAATTAAAAATTTGGGAAGAATGTTTTAATCAAATTGGAATTGTAAAAGTAGGCAAATATCCAAGTAAAAAAAGTCTAATAACAGAATAAATAATCGGCGTTTGAAATGTAAAAAGGTGTAAACACATCATTCACCGTGAATAAAAATGCACCTCCCCCTATAGAATAAAAAAATAGATATATACATTTTATTTTTTTATTTGGCAGACAATTTATAATTCAATTTGGTAGGATGTATCTTCACAAATCTTATATTCAGGTTCTTTCAATATATTATTACGAATTTCCACTGTATCTCCGCATCCAGACATTTCCATCTTCATGAGTTCCATTTCAATACTTTCACAAACATCCCCCGCAGACTGTGTTAGTTTGGCAATACGTTCCTTCTCCGCCACCACACGCGCCATATCCTCCGCCACTGCCTCCGAAGCCGCCGCCGCACGCGCCAATTCGACCCATTCATTCGGGTCCGCCGCTACCTGGAATGAGTTGGTACCGAAATATCCAAACTGTCCCGTCATAACGCACGCGGACACACCACGCATATGGTCATATTCACCACGGCGTGCAGCCTCTAATAAAACCTCCGTTTGAACCTCAAAGGTCGATTTACTTATTGGGCCAATATCGTCGCCAATAATTCCTGTGCGGTAAATAGACACCATATCTTTCGTGGATGCCATACGGTCGCACAAAACACTGAGATGGTGATAATTGATAGATACACCTGCAAACTCCATTACTTCGTTAAACTCTGCGAGAAGTACCTGACGTGCCGCTTCAATACCTAACACATCGAATATTTCCTTGACATCATTGCTGTATGTGCGTGTCTTGTCAATATAATCCAGGGCGAGTGCGCTCATGAGATTCGTGCCGGTCGTATCGAGAATCCAAATAGGTTTATTCACGTATTTGCCGTCCTCTTTGACCGCCATATTCTGGAGTTTGCGGGGCAGCACTTTCACAATATTGTCTAATCCACGCAGCACAATATTTGACAACAACATATCCTGGAAATGCTTCAATTGGCACAAATCATCCATAGGGTCCAATTCCGCCGGCTTGCGTTTGTTCTTACTCAAACTTTGCACCATACGAATACGGAAGATGAGACGGTCCATATTGAAGTCCGAATACACGCAGTTCACCTGCTCGCCATACATACTGTGTTTCAGCGCAAAGTGGACATCGTCCATTGTAATGTTTTTGTCTAATAGTTTACTTGGGTCGAGTTCCATGCGAATCACCCATTTAGATGGTACAGACGTACTTGCAGTTGTATTTGGCCCTACACATTCCTCCATCATCTGTTCAAACATACGATATTGCTGAATGAATATACGGTCTTCCACAATATTACTATTCTCGTCATTTGGGTCAAACCAGATTTGCACGGATTTCACTAAATCACCTAGTTTCGTGTATTCCATCATCTTCGAATAATGAATGGCGCGGTCTTGGTGTTGTTCATCCACCGGTTTCAGGTGCACGGTGAGTGAGGGGTTCTTGGGGTTCTTGGTAAGACGCAGCAATTCCTCAATACGGGGCACACCACGAGTTACATTGGACTTGGATGCTACACCTGCCGTGTGGAAAGTATTCAGTGTTAATTGTGTGGTAGGTTCTCCAATACTCTGGCCTGCAACCACACCCACCATTTCTCCCGGATGGACGAGTGCTTGTTTGTATTTGAGGACAATACTTTCGAGCAAGACTTTGAGTGCTGCTTCATGGAATCGGCGTTGCATTAATTCGCGGGGGGACAAATAAAACCAGAAGAGGGTTTCAAACAAGGAAGTGGGAGGATTATAGGGGAACTGCTCTTTGATTTGGTTGAGGGTCGCCTCGCATTTATTCACCATATCCATGGGGGTAATGTCTAATAGGATTTTATTGGACAAGTTCAGTTGACCCTGAATCATACTCATGAGTGCGGGAATATTCACGGGGGTTAGCACTGAGTCCTCACTCTTGCCTGCGAATATGTCGCGGACCACATCATCCCGCTGACGAATTATGTTCGAGATGATTTCATCCATTTTCTTGTATAAGGCATCCTTCTCTGTCTTGTACCTGACAGCAACATTGGGCGTCATCAAATCACGGAGTGTATTCTTGTTATTCTCATAGAACACATCGTAGTGAGTGTATATGTCCTCAATCGTCATTTTCACAATTGGCACTGACTGTTTCTCCACGCGGGTTGTCTCAAATCCGTCTTCGCCGTAGGTGAATTGGATAATCTTGTTTTTGTTATTGCGCACGGTGCCATCATATTCCACTTTGAGGTCTTCTAAACCTTTGATGAGTTTTCGCTGAATGTATCCAGTTTGCGATGTCTTCACTGCAGTATCTATAAGGCCAATACGTCCACCCATAGCATGGAAGAACAGCTCTTGTGCAGTTAGACCACTGATATAGGAGTTCTCAATGAATCCACGGGAATTAGGGGAGTCATCATATTTGCTGTAGTGGGGAAGTGTACGACTATCAAACCCATATTGAATTCGTTTACCTTCTACATTCTGTTGCCCCAAACAAGATATCATCTGGGAAATATTCACCACTTTACCTTTCGACCCCGAGTTTACAATGGTGACGAATCGGTTGTCGGAGGACAAATTTGCACGGCCGGTTTTGCCTGCCTCGTTCATTGCCTCAATGAGAGTATCATTGACACGGTTCTCAAACTCCGTCATATTGGAGTCCGCTGTGTTATTCTTGAAAATGCCTAAATGTACCTCGTCCATGATTTTCTTGACCTCCATTTTCTTGGCGTGGATTACCTCCCGGATTTTCTGCGCAGTGGTAGAATCGGCCATAAGGTCGCTGATTCCCACACTGAAGGAATGGGTTTTCATGTACTCGGTAATAACATTCTGTAAGTCATCAATGAAATTGCACGCGTGCATATTTCCTAAATCATTGTGAATGCGGTGAATAATATTCTTGACACTGCCATCCATTCGTCCGCGAATATAAGCACCACGACTAATTTCCACAATATTATTGGATGTCTTGGCATCCTCCTTGGACCCGTCAAACAAACCTGTCTTTGCCTTATAAGTAATTGGGGGCATTATCTGCGACAGAATCGCAACACGGGGAATATCGCCGTTCTTCCACTTCTGCGTTGGATTCTCAAACATCGAATAATCTATGTGGTTATACATTGCGAGCAAGTTCATTGCACGGCGGAGGTCGATTGTATCCATGTTGTTTTTGGTATACAGAAAGCATCCCAGCAGAGAATCCTGATAAATGCCGATGATGGGGGAGTTGTTGGTTGGACTTATCAGTTGATGCGGAATCGCGGACAAATGCGACAACTCAATCTCCGCTGCATTACTTTGTGGCATATGCATATTCATCTCATCACCGTCAAAGTCAGCATTATATGGCTTTGTGTCGCCGACATTCATGCGGAAAGTATCGCCCACCGACATTACTTTGACCACGTGGCCCATCATACTCATCTTGTGTAAACTGGGTTGACGGTTGAATAATACAGTGTCGCCGTCCATCATATGGCGATGAACCACATCCCCGTTTTCAAGGGTTAACATGGACACGTCGAAATTGCGGAGATTTATTTTACGGCCCTGTTTGTCAATACTGGTTGCTGCTGGGTATTTCTTGAGTTCCGCATTTCGAACTAATTGCATGAGGAAATCGCGGTTGCGGTCGTTGACCACCTCCGGTTTCGTAATATTGCTTGCGATTTTGAGGGGAACACCTAATTGCCGAATCGATAAATTGGGGTCGCCGGTAATTACCGAACGTGCGCTGTAATTCACACGCTTGCCCATCAGGTTGCCACGAATACGACCATTTTTCCCATTGAGACGACCCATAATACACTGGTATGGACGTCCCGAGCGCTGCGAAATAGGTTCCGAACCTTTCACTTTATTATTCGCAATCATAGCCACAAAGTATTGTAGGAGGGTAGTCATACTACGCACAATCGCATCATTTTCCGGGTCGGCGGAGGAACTGATACGTTTTTTCAGGTCTTCATTCGTCTTGAGCATTTTACTGTAGATGTGCGTTAAATCATCCTCGCTTCGCTGCTGTGCATCGTGTTTGACAGAAGGACGAACCTGGGGAGGGGCGATTGGTAGTACCTCACAAATCATCCATTCTGGGCGGGACCATTTTGGATGGAAACCCATGAAACGTACATCCTCGTCGGAAATACGGCGGAAGATAGTGAGAATTTTGCTGGGGGTTAATTCCATTTCGATGGAACCGGTTTGAAGACTTTCCCAGTATCCCATGATAGTCGCAATACCTAGAACCTTGATTTTGCTGGGTTGTCGGCAACCACATCCATCATTGGTTTTTTCACCGCATCTCTTTACTGTCGAAGTAAGAGAACTAACATAATCCCAGCGCTTGGTTGCGGGCCAGTCAATGACATGTTTGTAGTCGTTTTTGTTTATGAGTAATTTGCTGCACTTGAAACACACACATTTACATATTTTTACGATTTCTTTTAAGTGATTGATATGAATAACAGGACGTGCTAATTCGACGTGTCCAAAATAACCGGGGGTTTCGTCATTTGTCAAGCCATCTGTAGGACAAGCAGTGCCATTCTCTAAAGTGCCCATGCGAGGGTCAAATAGACCATTTACATCTGGTTTACCGTTCGAATATGTGTTTCGGTTGGTAATATGAACCACCGAGTTGCGCCGAATCTCTTCGGGCGACAACATACTAAATTGGATACCAATAATTCTTGATGGGCGTATTTCGTGTTGATTGTGTCCAAACGGCATGTTCTAATAGTATATTATATGGGTATCTTTATATTATTCATACAGGGTTTTAACTGATTCATTTTTTATTTGACTCAACCTATTCATTGGTTGATTGCCGCGCTATTTCCAAAAAAAATGAACATTTTATTTTATTTGGTATCATTGGTAAAAATATAATATTCAAACAAAACACTAACAACGAAAATGAGCGGATACTACAAAAATAATATCATGTGCATATGTCCATGCTATGAGTTTTACGACGTGGAGGAAACAAGATTCTACGTGTATGACCCAGAAGCAAATCTTTATATGGAGAAAAACGACGAGATAAATGGACCTACGGAAGAGCCAATCCAGAAGGAGGACGACGAAGACGAAGACGAAGACGACATAATGGTTTATATGGATGAACACTACCTGGATTACTCGGACACGGAGGACACATATAGTATCCAAGTAATGTTTGACTTGGACGAGAACTTTGAAATAATGACGGATGACGAGGACGACGATTCGCCCGTCTAATAATAATGATACCAAATACGCGGCAGTAGTAGTAAGTAGTTTATAAGGTAGAAATAAGTAGGTAGCACTGTAAGGTTTAATCCAACCTTTTTTTTGGAAAAAATGATTTTTATTTTTACAAACTTATATAAACGTTATTACACAACAATATAAGTAATATAATCAAGTAAGCCAAATAAAATGTCTCCATCTACAAGTGATAAGAAAAACTCCGCTCGCTCCTCCGCCAAGGCATCATCTCCTTCGAAATCGAAGAAAATGGCGCCTAAGGCAGTTCCCCCTCCTGATGATTCATCCTCTTCTGAAGAAGACGAGTATGAGACAGAAGAGGAGGAAGAGGAAGAAGAGAAACCAGTAGAACCAAAAACAAAAAAGAACAAAAACAAGAAACCAGTTGCTGCTCCATCCCCTAAAAAATCTGCCAAAAAAAATAAAAAGCCGGTGGTTGTTGAGTCGTCGTCCGAGTCGGAAGATGATGAGTCAACCGTGTACGAGGACGACGAAGAATCCACGTTATATGACGAATCAGAAGAAGACGACGATGACGAAGAGGAGGACTCAGAGGAAGAGGAGGAACCTTCCGGCAAAAAGAAGGAAGAGCGTCGTAAAGCTCGCAAGAAGGAGGACCTTATTATTCTGTTGAATATGATGGCAGAGGATGAGGAAGATTACAGTGATGAGGATTACGATTCCGAGGATGATGAGGACTACGAGGACGATGACGAGAATGATTCGCCGGATGAGAAGGTCTTTATGGGTGAATCCTACCAAGAAATCGTGTCCCCGCCTTCCCCGGAACCTACTGTATCTACCGAATCCTCTGATTCCAATGACAAAAAGAAAAACAAGAAAAATAAATCCAAGAAATCGACAGTCGACAAGAAATCGACCGCCACAGATAAGAAGAGTGGGTCAGTTGTCGCAGCATCATCTAAAGAGGAGGAGAAGAAGGACGATGCAGAAGTGGATATTGAGAAAGAGTATGCAAACCTGTTAGACCTCAAGAAACAGTTGTCTGAGTCGCTCAGTAAACGGCCAGATAACAAAATACTGCGTACTGCCATTGATGAGTGTAATGCGGATATTCGTAAACTCATTCAAACCGCGCGCAAGAAGAACACCAAGGATTACCGCGCACTCATTTCGTCCAAGAATTCCAACCCGGGTAATGAGGTCGATTATTTCAAGACCAAGATGTCTTATAAGGAACAAATGCGCGTCATGGCCGATTTACGCGAGGTGAACAAACATATGTTTCACGACAAGCCATATAGATTGTCATTGCTGCAGTCCACCATTCCGCCCAACTTCAAGGCGATTGCGATGCAGAAATTGAATGCACTGAAGAACATGAATACCAGCGACTCTGAGTACCATAAAATCAAGACGTGGGTGGATACGTTTATGAAAATCCCCTTTGGCCAATACAAGAATTTATCGGTGAAACTGGAGGATGGTTTGGATGTCTGCAACAATTTCCTGGAGAAGGCGAAAACACATCTCGATGATTGTGTATATGGCCTGGAAGATGCCAAACTGCAGATTATGCAGATGTTGGGACAGTGGATTACGAATCCTGCTGCATTGGGAACAGCGATTGCAATCAAGGGACCTGCGGGAAGTGGTAAGACGACGTTGGTGAAAGAGGGAATCAGTAAAATTCTCGGCCGCGAATTTGCATTCATTGCATTGGGTGGTGCGGGAGATGGCAGTTTCTTGGAGGGGCACTCATATACGTATGAGGGTAGTTTATGGGGTAAAATCGTGCAGATATTGATTGATAGTAAGTGTATGAATCCAATCATCTATTTCGATGAGCTGGATAAAGTGAGTGATTCGGCGCGTGGCCAGGAAATCATTGGTATTTTGACTCATTTGACAGATACTTCCCAGAATAACCAATTCCACGACAAATATTTCAGCGAGATTGATTTCGATTTGTCGAAGTGTTTGTTCATCTTCAGTTATAATGACGAGAATTTGGTGAACCCTATTTTGAAAGACCGTATGTATCGAATTCAGACCAAGAGTTATGATTCCAAGGAGAAGGGAATTATATCGCGACAGTATTTGTTGCCCAAGATTCAAGACCAGGTCAAGATGCCGGCGGGGGATATTATTATCCCGGATGATACCATACAGTATATTATTCAGTCGCAGAAATATACCAAGGGCGAGGCGGGCGTGCGTAATCTGAAGCGTTGTTTGGAAATCATATATACCAAACTGAATCTGTTCCGATTGGTGAAGCCAGATAATCCATTGTTTAGTAAACTCATTAATATTCCGGTGGCGTTCCCGTTCACGGTGGAGCGTAAACATGTGGATATCCTGGTGCACAGTGATGAGGCGGTCATTAATCAAAGCATGTTGGCGATGTATGTATAAGAACGCACAGCGTTCGACCAAAGCGACCGAAGAAGCGACCAAAGAAACTTGTTTCGACCGAAGCGATAAGAATGTGATAAGAACGCACAGCGTTCGGCAAAGCATTCGAACAGGCGACCAAAAAAAATAAGGTAAGTACCCCCCAATATTATCC